AGCACCCTGTGCTCCTGTAGCACCTGCTCCTTGAGCACCTTGAGAACCTTGAGCACCTTGAGGTCCTCTTACACCTTGAGGACCTGCAGTTCCAGCAGAACCTTGAGCACCTTGAGGGCCTGCAATTCCAGCAGAACCTTGAGAACCTTGAGCACCTTGAGGTCCTCTTACACCTTGAGGACCTTCAGCACCTTGAGCACCTTCAACACCTTGAGCACCTTCAACACCTTGAGCACCTTCAGCACCTTGAGCACCTTCAGCACCTTGAGCACCTTCAGCACCTTGAGCACCTTGAGCACCTTGAGCACCTTGAGCACCTTGAGCACCTTGAGGTCCAGTTACATTATTCAGTGTTGTCCCATCACCAAATGTAGAATATATTTCATTGAAATTATTATTAATCTTAAGGGCACCTTGATATAAGGTATCTCCAGTTCCATCATTTGGAACTGATCCAGGAAATATATTTTGTTTTCCCATTCTGATTAAACGTTTATTTTATTTATTCCAATAAAAAAGGGGGGTATAAACCCCCCTTCAATCATTCCTCAGCCAACTTCTGGAAGTAACTCAGAGCATCATCTTCCTCATCATCAAAAGAGGATGAACGACTTGCTGCACGAGTTCCACCAGACTTTCCCTGTACTACTTCTTCAGCAGTGGGAACAGGACCACGATCCTCATCTTCATCATCAAAGGATTCATCCTGTTGGACTGGTTTCTTACCAAGAACAGCTTTCAGACGAGCATCAAGTTGTTCATAAGTTTTCATCTTCTCTGGATCAGTAAACTCTGCCAGAGAATATGTCTTCTTCCAGACTGCCTCCATGGCACCATCATCATCAAACAGAGGTTCAGGAGCACCAAACTCTGACTTGTCATAGTTCCAGTAACCATCCTTCTTGGTAATCTTTACTTTGAAGTTGGCACCAGCCCAGAAATCAAAGGGGTTGATAGGAGTTTCATCATCAAACTCAGGTTTCATGGCTGCCATAATCTTGTCAAAGATTTTCTTGCCATACTTATAAAGGAATACCTTTCCTTCATTTTCAGGATGTGCTTTGTCCTGAACAACATAGATGTTGGAATAGTAAGACAGTTTGCGCTTACGATCACGAACAATATCTTGATTTGCTTTACTGCCTGTGTTCCACAGTTCCCTGTTTGCTTCACAGACAGGACAGTTCTGATTGATGGTGGTCAGACAGTTATCAATAAACCACCCACCAGAACCTTGGAAGGCATGAGTATAGACCTTTGCCCAAGGCAGGTCTTCCCCTTGGGGTGCAGACAGAAAACGAATGATTGCAAATCCATTTCCTGCTTTGTCTACTTCTGGTTTCCAGAGACGTTCATCACTGGAACCACCAGATGTATTCATCTTCTCTACCTCTTGTACCAGTTTGGATGTAAGAGAACCAAGAGAAGATTTCTTTTTAAGGTCTGAAAAAGACATTAGATTACCTCGGATTAGTTGGATTAATTGGATTAATTATCCACAGACATCATAGCAAAAGCAAAGGTCTTAGTCAACCTCTGCTTCCCTTTTAAGTCTTTTAATGACCTTCTGCATGTTATCAAAAATCACATTCATATCTGATGGGTCACCATACCCAAGAAGTTTTGATGACTCAATAATTTCATTCTTTTTTTCAATAGCTTGAGGGTCATCTGATAATGACAATCTTGTATACAGGATTTTTTGTTTTTCTAAAAGTTCAGATAACAAGTTAACATGTTCTAACTTCTCAGCCTTAGACATATTAGGGAATCTCAAAACACTTCTTGTAAGTTCCCTTTGTAACTTTTCAATCGTTTTAAGTTCCTTCTGAACTATATCTGAATCGAAGAAGGACATGTCATCTCTCCACAATATTTCTCAAAGTTTTTTTGTACTCCTGTACATCGATATTTAGGAATGGAGAGTATTTCTGTATCTTTAATGACACTATCTCCCATACAGGATCTAAAAGTTGTTTGTCAAAATTATTCTTGAGCAGGAATATTCTATCCCAAATAGTGAAGGTTTCTATACTAATTTTCCTGCTCAAGAACTTTTTTAGAATGACTGGATGTTGCTTTGAAGCATCAAGAACCTGCTCCAAGTTGCTTTCAGACAACATATCTTCTGATTCTTGTTTAAACATGTAGGACAAACTTTGCTGTCTTTTCATCCATTCTTTGTAACAAGAATCACCTTCTCTAATAATTTCTCCAATCCACATAGCTTGTGGATTATCATTACCTATAAAGTTAGACAAAAAGAAGTTTTTTATCTCTTCATCATTCTTCTGTCTACTAATTCTCTCAAACCAATACTTATCTTTACGTTTATTGAATGATTCTAATGATGCTCTGGACTTACCTGCATACTTAAAGTAATCATATTTTGGTTTAGTAAAGTGATTCTTTAATGCAAGATAAGTTTTATAAGCATCAAAGGGTGTCATACTAATGAAACATTCCCACTGATTGTAACTCTTTGTTCTTTGGATTTATGATAAGTAGATTGATGTATTAAAAATGATGGAAACACTATTAAATCTCCTTCTTCCACATTTAGAGGAGCCCACTCTACCACATGATCATCTGGATTTAAATATTCTATCAATCCATTATAACAATAATTTCTATATTGATCATTTAAAAATAAAAACTTTCCAGAATTTTCTGGGAGATTTGAGAAATAACAATAACTTAAAATATTATTTCCAGACATGTGATGATGAGCTTCTTGATATCCACCTTTTTCGTACACATTCATCCAAGGAACTTCAAACTTTAAGTTAATACTTTTTTTAAAGGGTAATTGGGATATGAATGGTTCAATTTTAGATAAAAACTCATTCCAGTCATAATCAACTGACCTTGATGTTTTTACTAAACAATCCCATTCATCTGTTAAAATACACAAATCTTTTAAATTAGAAAAATCAATTTTTCCAATCTTAAAATGCCAATATATTGTAGGAAAACAAAATTGCATCATATTAAAAGTTTAGCTCTGGATGTTCTTTTTAAAAAATTTAAGTTGATAGCATCACACTTTAATTTTTCTTTGAGTGGTTTGCTAATCAATTTACTGACAGAATCAATTTCAAGATTGTTTTGCTCACAATAGAAGACAATAGCATCTATGTAATTCATTTCTTCATTAGTCTTCACAAGGTCTTCTATGATCTGAGAAAACTTTGCAGGGCACAGAAACTTAACTTCCAGTGCATCCTTTAATTTATCTTCCATATTCTTTTAATTTAGATTGAATAAACTCTTTAATATATCCATTAAGTAACTTAATATACTTCATCTTATCATACTCCTCATAAACAACGCAATCCCCATCTTCACATGCCATTAAGATGACTAACTTCTTAACAGGAATACCTGTCATCTCATAGAACATACAAGCATAAGCAGCACACTGAACAAAGTAATGTTCAATCCACTCCTTTGGTTTTGGTTTCTTTGATGTCTTAAAGTCTATGACTGATAGTTCACCATTGTATTCTGCAATACAATCAACTGTTCCTGCAATGCCTAATTGTTTGCTATAAAGAGAACTTTCAAGTGCATGAATATTGTCAATGCTATTTAGTTTTTCTTTTGCAATCTGAAAAAGATAATATGAAAGTGGTTGAACCTGTGGTAACTGTTCTGCATTATGTAAGTATCCTTCTACCAAAGAGTGAAGGTCTGTCCCACGACTTGTTGCTTGTCTATTGATTTTGTTTGCTTCTGCCTCACCAACTTTCTTTCGCCATTCTTCAAAAATATGTTTATTGTGAAAGCTTGTGACTGATGTAATAGAAACTAACCTGGAAAGGTTATCCTCTCCAGGTAGTTTATAATATCTAACTCCATCAATTTCTTCCCTTTCAAGTTTGAGAAGATTCATACTAATGTGTTTAAAAGTCATGCCAAACTACTGCTCTTCTTGCATAATAATTTTGATTTGGTTGTTCAATAAAATAATAAAGTGCTAATGAATACCTTTGAATATGCTCTGGACATTTTAAAGGAATAGGATGACCATGAATGGAATGATCAGAAAGAGTAAAGATTACCCCTCTATTAAAAATAGGAGCAATTTTATGAATACATTTTTTTGTTTGGTGATCCCAAAGTTCTAAGCACCCTTCCCATTCATCTTCCCAATCTGGATTGAGATACAGTAGAAAATTAAGAACTCTAAACTGATTTAACTCATTCATATTGTAATCCACATGAAGAGATAATTTACCACCAGAATGAATCTTATGACACCCACCTCCAGAAAAAGTTGGATCTCCTATCAATCCTTTGATTCCAGTAAGATCTTCAAGAAAATTTAAAAATACTTGGGAATTAAAATACTGTAAGGTATTATAAACTGTAGGTGCATATTCTGCAATTTGCTGTAAGTTTTCTAGGCACCAAGGCGTATAAAATTTACGAACTTGATGTGAAGCCATGTAAGTATTTGATGGGGACTCTGTTCCCCAACACTCATATGCTTTCAATTCAGAAAAACATTGCTTTGCTATTTCAGGAGCAATAAAATTATCTAAGGTTATATTTGGGAATGGTTTTGAATTTGTATAATTAAAATTTAATTTTTTTCCCAATTCACCATCATTAAATATACTCATAATTATTTTTTCCCAATAATAGAATAGTTATTTAAAAATTGTTTGCCCCACCACATAACAGTGTCATACATAATTAAAACCCTGCTGCCATTTTGTTTACAATGTAAGACTTAACTAAACCAGATCTGACAATATCTTCAATACCAAATTCAATAGACTCAAACTCTGGCATTCTTTGAATGATTTTCATGAAATCAAGAATTCCATTTCTTTCATTAGTTTTTGTAAGGTCAGACTGTGTGGCATCACCACAGAACATAATCTTAGAGTTGTCACCAACCCTTGTAATTATACTATCAAGTTCATGAAAGTTCAAGTTCTGACATTCATCCACAATAATAATTGAGTTATCAAGAGTGGTTCCTCTGATGAATGAGGTGCTCCAGAATCTGATTGTCTCTTGTGCTTTGAGATTACCATAGAGCATCTCAAACTCTGCATCAGAGTTGCACTCAAACATATACTTTACCATGTTCTTATATGGAATCTGGTAAAGACTTGACTTGTCCTCATGGTCTCCAGGAAGGAATCCAATCTCTCTTGTAGACACAAGAGACCTGACAATCACAATCTTATCATAAGGTGTGAGTTCATCAAGAACATCTTTAAGTGCCAAGTATAATGCACAGAATGTTTTACCTGTACCTGCACAACCATAGACAAACAAATGTTTTTCTAAGTCATAAGCATCAAACAAAATTATTTGATTTTTAGTCAGTGGTTGAATATCAAGTAAAGTTTCTGAACTGATTGGTTTTCTTTTCTTTCTATTCCTTGAGGTTGTGCCAATACCAATAGTGGTATCTCCTGAATTTCTTCTTCTGTTTCTTGCCATTAGATTTTAGTTACACGTGAACCTGGGGCTTTGGATGCTTTTTCAAGCACATCATTCCATCCTGGATTCTTTTGAATCAGCTTGTTCTTCCACTCACCTACCTCTCCTGGTTGAGGACAGGTGGATGGGTCAGACCAATCACGAATCCATTCAGGATTTTCTTCTTTCCACTGATCCCAGAGGTGAATGCTCATCTCCACTTCTTTCTGTTCACCAGTGGTGGTATTAATAACAGGATACACAGGCATAAAATTACGAATTCAAGATAATTTATTTATTCTAAAGTTATGGATGGTTGATCTACACAATCTGGACAGTTTTCCCTATTCCATCCAAGTGCCTCAGACACTGTTGGGAACTGACATGTGAACATACACTTACATGCTTCTGCAATCTCCATGTGTTCTTTCTGTGTTCCATTAGCAGAACGCAGATTAATGTAATGTATCCATGACCTTACAGAACCAGTCATATAGATTCTTGTAGGAGTTGCCAATGGGAGCACAAACCTTGCACATTCCTTTGCTACACCATGTTCCAGAAGAGTTTTGTACAGATTATTAGCAGAAGAAAAATGATTTGCAATCATTCCTTGAAGAGTAAGTTTTTCATACTCTGACATATCATCAATAGAGTTCTGACGATTTTTAGTATCTTGTCTACGCAAATCTGGAACTGGAATATGATCAGTCAACAAACTTGTGTCTGCATACCTTTGACTAAACTCTTGAAAAGTAAAACTTCTATGGCGCAAGATCTGAGCAGCAATACCACGATTAGTTTCAATTTCCAAAGTCATAGTAGCCTGCTCAAAAACAGACCAATGATTGTGCTTAATACAATAACGTAACAGACCTGCATAGTTTTCAGAATCCTGATTTGCTGGATTAGAAACTCTTGCAACATAAGCCATTGTTTGTTCTGCATCTGGTGTAACACTAATAAGTTTTACAGTCATTTCTTTCCAAATCCTTTGTAATCTCTGTGTTCAAGTCTAAATATTTCTTCTTCAATCACTTGAAGTTGATGATTCATATAATCCAACTCTGCTGGTGTGTATGACTTGGATTGGTTTTCTGTTGCTTCTTTCAACAACCTCAACATTTTTTTAAGTTTCATCCAGAAAATACCTCATCATAATCTTCTTCATAAGGAACAATCACTGCCTCTTCATCTTTTATAACTTCTCCAGGAGCACTATTAAGTTCTTGTTTTAAAGAATGTACAAGAAGTTCTAAGTTCTTGACTATCAGTTTAACTCTTTCTTTATCCATTTATTTAAATGTCATCTCTATAATTGTACATAAAAAAAGGGGAGTAGTCAACTCCCCCAATGGTTATACAGTTTTTAGCAAATCCCTACAGAGTTTTTTGCACGTTTGCCCATCCTCATCACACTCAGTCAAACATTCAAAGTATGAATTCATTAATTCATGTTGATCAATGAAACTATCTATTGAATTTTCCAACCTCTTCCAAGCAGCTAATTGATTGTAAGAAATAAGATTGTGCATAATATCCTCCATGCACGAAGAACAACATAATAAAAAAACTTTCAGATCATATCTGTCACCTCTCAAATTATATCATATGTATCATGAAACCCTAACATTTTTTGTTTTTAGAAACAAAAATTTATGCCTACTAATCTCTCTGTCTCCAATCATCAGGTTTTTCTTCTGTCCACCAATCTACCATATCATCAGTATCTTTAAATCCTCTTTTACCAAATCTTTCATGTCCCAATCCACCAATATCAAGTTGGTTTAAAAAATCATCCATACCACCTTCAACCATATCAGGATTCTCTGCTTTCCTTCTTGCTTGACGAAGTATTGTGCAAGCAGATCTATTTGCCTTTGCAAGTTTTTCTGCCCAGATCATATCAGATAATTCAACACTTTCCCCTAATACAATCTTTCTACAAATTTCCTCTAAACGAAGACGATATTGTGTAGAGAGCATATACAATCTCCATATAAGGGTATTTAGTATAAGGTTGAACCTCTTAAAGAATTTTCTAACTCATTAACTTTTTGAAAATCTGCATACGCAGATTCAGACCTTTGATTAAGAATAGACATAATATCATCTAAAATGATTTGATTGTCTACATAATCGTCAAAATATTTTTCTAAAGCTTCTTTCAGATAACGCTTACGATGCCATTCAGGTGAATAAGGTTTATACATGATAAGGACAGGTTAATAGTTTCATGGTATCACTAATCAATAAAATTGTCAACGTTCTATGTAACTTAAAGTGTGACTGGTTGAACAAAGTTGCTCAATAATCATGTCACAACCAATCTTAGGATCACAATCCCCACAAGTATATACATCTACTGCTGCCTTACCATGCTCTGGCCATGTATGAATACTAATGTGACTTTCTGAAAGTAATGATATCACTGTAACTCCATGAGGATTAAATGACTTAGAAATAGTTTGAAGCACAGTAGCACCACTTGCTGTTGCTGCATGTTCTAACAAATCAATAAGACCTTGTTCATCATTCAAAAGAACAAAAGAGCATCCATACAAATTCAGTAGATAATGTTTGCCCATTTATTTTTTACTTTTCTTTTGAGGTTGATTGTATGTCCTTGGATTAACTTTTCCTTCTGACCAAGGTATTGCTGCCCACATTTCATCTTTTGAAATGTATCCATCAATTGAAGTATTCATGTTAAAGAAGATTTCAGATAATCACAAAAATAATTTGTGCATACAGCAGACTTTGCTTTGTGTATACTACAACATTTTAGTTGTTTGTTGTAAAAAACACAAGGATGATTTGGATCATCAACAAAAATTCTCATGCAAGGATAATTAGATTCTTTTTGCCAAAAAGACTTTTCAGGAAAAAGTTTACTTCCCTCTTGATAATCAATAAAAAGATCAGACCATGTGACTTCAACATCAGGAAAATTTTCCTGAACTCGTTTTAAAGTTTCTTGATGGTCATATATTGGACCAATAATATAATCACGATTACCAATGGTACAACAACCACCATGATTTCCAGGGACACCTAAACAGGTTTTTTGACAAGCATTTACTGGTTTTGATGATAGAGAAAAGTTCATTTATTTTTTACTTTTCTTTTGAGGTTGATTGTATGTCCTTGGATTAACTTTTCCTTCTGACCATTTCATAGAAATAACATTTCTATATTCATCATAATAGTAGTCAAAGATACTAACTTGTGTTCCTTGAGCTATGTCAAACTTAACTACTCCACTATCAGAGTAGGATATGACATAGGAATCTAATGGGAGGGATTTGTTGTTTGCTATTGAAACATCACAATCTCTATGAATGATATTAATTTTTCCTCCCATAATTCAATTCCAGTTAATTTCTGGAAATGCATCTTGAACCACAGCTTTAGTAATCTTAAATCTCTTATGCAGTTGTTTATCCTTAACAAGACACATTAAAGAAGCCTCAGATTCATGGAGAGATTCCAACATCTGGATGAACATAACTTCTCTTTTTGGTTGAGGTAGGTCAGTAACACCTTTTACAAAGTGATTGAACTTTCTCCATTCATGAATTAGTTTACTGTGTTCTGTACCTGCAGGGGCATCATTAGGCGTGTAAGGAACTTCCCCAACAGGGAATGCTGACTCCACAGCATCATCAAAGTTCCAAATAAGGACAGACCTTAGTGCAGGACTGTCATAATGTCTCAGAATTTGAATCTTTTCGTCTCTTGTTTTTGAATTAGAAACTCTTTGAATAATTTCAGAGATCAATTGATCTGTTGGTAATTTCATAAATCACTCCATTTTAATCTTCTAAATCTTCCTCCTCATCAAGGAAATCTTTGTTCTCAAATCTAAATGCTATGAGTTCATCTGGAACAACCTGACCATCTTCATCAAACATTTCTGGATGATATGTATAAGGTTGTTTTTGTTCAAGGTGTTGCTTGACTGTCCATCCAACTAAACCACCAAGTATTAGAGCAAAGATTACAAACAATACTGAAAAGACAAGGGCTAGTGCTAACATAGTAATTCTCCTAAACTACTTTTGTTCCCTTATATCCAAGGAAAAATTAAAGTAGATGGTTATTTTTCTACTGAAAAAAGAAACCATCCTTTCAAAACATATTGAAAATGTTTTTTTATGTGGATGCCTCCTTTTTAGTACTAACTCAACACCCCTGTTAACAGGAAGATTGTTACCATTATTTATGGTCATCCAAGATAATTATTTTCTTGTAGATATTTAACTGTATCAGAACAACCTCCAAGGTGTTCTTGATTCATAAGAACTTGAGGGAAAGTAGAACCTTCTCCAAACTCTTTATAAAATTCTTCCTTGGTGAAATGAGTTCCAAGAGAATATTCTCTAACTGAAAAACCTCTTGATGCACTTACTGCTGAAAGAACTTGAAGAACTTTTGTGCAGTATGGGCACCCATGTTTACTATAAACTGTAAAATTCATGACTTTAAATTCTTACTGGATGTGGTCTACGTTGATTTGATTTGATAGCACATAACCATGCTGTTGTGACTGCAATGTTATCATCCCACCAATTAGTTTCCAATCTAAATTCTTGGAATTTGGTAGAAGTATTTTTAATAAACTGTGCTTTATCTGCTCTGGTATAATACCAAAAACTATTTTGATTCCAATAACTGACATGTGTTGGGTCTTGAAATGCTCCTCTACCATCAGTAGAAGAAACTTCAATAAATGCCCAACCTCCATCACAAAGAACTCTATAGATTTCACTCATTGTTTTGATTGGGTCTTTTAAATGAGCAAGGACATGACTTGCATTAATAACCCCAACACTATTATCAGGAAGAGGAATACCCTCATTTAAATCATGAGTAATATCTGCGCCCTCTATATCAATAGTAACATATCCTGGTCTTGGAAACAACCCTCCACCAAGATCTACTTTCATCAAGTCATTAAGTTCTGCATCACGTTCTGCAAGTTGCTGTCCATACTGATGAAACAATTTAAAAGTTTTAATTTGAATGTCATCAAGTCTTTGAGTTTGAGTATTATCATTCCCAGGAAGCCATCTGTAATAATACAGAATCTTAGGGATGAATTTAAATTTGGTATTAAGATATGACCTAATCACTAACTCATGATCATCACATATATTTAACTCTGGGTTGTGCCCACCAAGTTTTTGATAAACAGTCTTCCTCCATGCTCTAACATGGTCAGGTGCATACCAAATAATACCAATACTGCGACTGGTAGGAGGAAACATATCAATTTTAATGAAGTCCTCATCTCTAAAATTAACCCACTTATGGGTCCATCCATTAGCAGAACTCCATGGAACTTTATATTCAGGACCTCTCATGTCATAGAGAAGATCTTCACTATAGGCAAACCCAATTTCTTCATCTTGAAATGCCTGATTCAATTCTTCAAGGCAATCAAGACTCAACAAATCATCATGATCTACCTCTACAAGAATATCTCCTTTACCAAGATTGAATGCCTTGTTCTTAATGAATCCTACATTAGGATTAGTAATCCCAGTATAAACTTTTACTTTCTCATCAGACTTTAATTCTTCTGGCAAATGTCCTGGTTTACAATCTCCATTTAAATACAGAACCCATTCCCAATTAGAGTATGTTTGATTTTTAATAGTATCATACAACTCCATTAAAAATGGAATGTTATCTTTTTTATGTTCTGGTGTAATAATACTAAATTTATAATTCATATCAATCAAAGAAAAACATGTGGAACAATCTTGAGTCTTCTACTTCTTTGCCAAAGTATTGTGATGCTGCATGAATACATTTACCATTAAAAATAACTAGTCTATTAAAGACATTTCCAACAGTGTCTACTAACTCAAACTTTGTCCCATCATAAAATCCACCATCAAATGCAGAATCAATTCCAGGATCTGATGAATGCCTTGCTTTAGTTTCTTTGTGCGCATACATGGAAGTTCCTGCTTGAAATGGTGCCCCAGGAGTTAAATAAACCATCCCAGCCCACTGTTGAAAATCTGTATGATATACAAGAGGATCTTCAGCATTACATGTCTGAAAGATACCATTCATTCCATACTCATCCCAAATAGTTATTGGTTGCCCAATAATAGTTTCAAATGCTTTCTTTGTGCCAGGAACAAAAAACTTTTGCTCTGTTCTTTTTCCCTTATAGTATCTCAAATCTGCAACAAATTCTTGTTGTAGTGCATACTCCCTAACTGCATAGGGATCAGAGTAAAAATTATCCACTACAAAAATTCTTTTGTCTGGATTTAAGTTTAAGTTACTTACTGTTAAAAATTTCATTTAGATTTCTTCCAATTTTTTCTTCAGTTCATTATACAAGTAATTTACATAATCTCCTGTATTGTGGTATGCCCCATTATGAATCAAGAACACCAAGTTTGGAAAAGGATTTACCCTTTCAGGTTCTATTAATCTAAGACAAATTCCATAGGCAGACTCATAATCTTCAACTTTCATATAAGTCTCAACTAATCCACAAAGATGCTCATTTCTTTGAGGACAATATGCTTCGCATTTTTTATATTCTAATAGAGAAGTTTCGTATTCTCCACAAAAACTATATGCATTACCAATAAGGTATTGTGCATAATAGATCATCTCATTAATATTTCCATCATAAAAATATTTGATATATTCTTTAAAGTAAAAGATACACCTTCTTGCATATTCTTTCTGATGTTCATATCCAAGAGGAAGAACATTTGATCCATAACAATCACTATAACTCTTTCCTATGTAAAAGAAGTGATAAGAATCTTGCATCAAAGTTCCACCACATACATGCTGTTCTTCTAACTCTAACGCATCAGTAACAAACTTTGTTGGATTTACATAGCTATTACCTTCACTTTTAATGAAGTGTCTAAATTTACCAGTTAAATTTACTCTTTGAAATTCTTCTTCTGTTGGACCGCACCCTGGAAGAATGATACACTCATGTCTTTTGTCATGCTTAAATCTCCAAGGAAGTTTTGCATTCCAAATTCTACTCCTTAACCAAGAAGCACCTCCTGTAGTAGCAACAACATTCCAAGATTGTACAGAGGTGTCATTTAAAACAGACCAATCAAAATCTTCTTCAACTTCTAATTGCTCATCAGCATCAATTCTAAACAACCAATCACATCCATGATCTGCTTTGGTGCATTCCTGAACTAAACTATCGCTATTCCATCCTGGATAATGCCACTCAACATTATAACAGTAACCAGGAATGTCTTTATCCTTGAAAAAATTCTCAATTAATTCTTGAGTATTATCTGATCCATTACACTGAATGATCCAGTAATCAATATGTTTGTAGCAAGAATTCAAAACTCTTTCTATAATGTGAGATTCATTTCCCACCATCATGTTTAGGCATATTTTAGAATTTGTCATCATTCTTCAATTTCATTATTTGGTGTAAGGATTGGATCAGAGAATCCCATCCTTTTTAATTTGTTTGCAGTTCTTGCTATTGTCTGATCAATAGTCAGGTACTTGTATGTAGCAGTTCTGCCAACAAAGATAGTATTTTTTTCTGCCTGCATAAGAGGTTTATATTGTTCAAATTGTTCCAGATACTTTCCAAAAATCAAAGGGTAGTAAGGATTATTAACACCCTCTACATGTCCTACTGGATATTCTCTTGTGACCACTGTAGTTTCAACATCTTGATTATACCAGTATGAGTGATCAATAGCCCTGTTCCATTTATTGATACTGTTACATTCATTCAGTTGAATGTATGGGGTCTTGGGACAATATACATGCTCAAAATTAAGAGATCTATAAGACAGTTTGCCATACTGATAATTAAAATAATTATCAACTTTACCAGTAAAAACTAAAAGATCACATTTGTCTTTTAGATTCTTCCATTCATCTTTAGGAACATTCAAATGAACTGGAATATCCTCAAAAATATTTTTAAACAAATCAACAAATCCATTTTTAGGAAGACCTTGATACTTTTGTTGGGTGAATGCTCCATCAGTTCCAGGTTTTCTTACAGGAAGTCTATTAAGGATTCCCATGGGAAGTTCTTCCATCTTAACTCCCCACATTTTTTCAGAGTAATCTCTAAAAACTAATTCCTTAATTTCATTATCAGAAAGACGTCTTCCAATAATCTTATCCGAATTATCATTATAAGGAATAGGAATTCTACCTAATCTAGTATTAGCCCAGACATGAACTGAAAAATTATTGAACTGTGCAAACTGATGTAACCAATCCCACACTCTTTTACTGTCTGTATGAATGGCATGAGGTCCATGAGCATGAATTACACACCCTGTCTTATCATCAACATAGTCATAACAGTTTCCAGAAAGGTACTCTCTTGTTTCAAATACTTCTACATCCCAACCATTATCTTTTAGAATCTTTGCTGAAGTTGCACCTGCAGTACCAGATCCAATCACATATGCCAAAGACATTTACTAATACCTCGTATTAAAAAAGAACGTTTGAAACAATCTACCACTATGTAAATCTTTACCAAAATAATCCACAGAAGCATGATACATCTTACCTGGATATAATATCAATCTATTGTAAATATTTCCTATTCTATCAACAACTTCCCATTTTGTATAGTCTCTTGCATCTTCACCATGATCAATATTTCCAACAGACATTCTCTCTTTACTTTCTTTAT